ACTAGAGAACTCACGTATTGCAAACACAATGGAACTAAACAACCTGACAAATCGTCAGGCTATGGTAATGGCAGAAGCATCTGCATTAGCTAACTTAGACATGTCTAATCTGAACAATCGTCAGCAAGCTGCTGTACAAAATGCTCAGAACTTCTTACAAGCCGATCTTACTAATCTGTCTAATCAACAACAGACAGAATTGTTTAAGGCACAACAACGTGTTCAGTCATTGTTTACTGATCAAGCTGCACTTAATGCTGCACAACAGTTCAATGCTACGTCACAAAATCAAGTTGATCAGTTCTTTGCAAGCTTGCAGAGTAACACTGCACAGTTTAATGCGGCACAAGCTAATGCACAGGCACAGTTTAATGCAGGTCAGGTGAATACAATTGAACGTTTTAACGCAGAGATTAACAACCAACGTGATCAGTTTAACGCACAGAACCGTTTGATTATTGATCAGTCAAATGCTCAATGGCGTAGAGAGATTGCAACTGCAGACACTGCAGCGGTTAACCGTGCTAATGAGCTTAATGCACAAGGCTTATTAGGATTATCTAGTTCTGCTTATAATAATCTATGGCAGTTTTACGCAGACAATATGGAGTGGGCTTGGACATCTGCAGAAAATGAAAGAGCAAGAATATCTCAACAGGCTATAGCACAGCTACAAGCTGATACTCAGTTTGACATTGCTCAGTTTAAAGCTGATGCAGAATCTTCAAGTGGATTTGGTAATTTAATTGGTAAAATCTTTACCGCCGATTTGAGCAGTTCTATAGGTGGAAGTATTTTGGGCAAAGCATTTGGATTAGGATAAAGACATGAATATAGGATATCAAGTAATGAACAACTTGGTTTTACCGAAAGAGGAAAAGCCAAGTAGTGGTAACACAAGTAACGGATTGCTTGCACGTAATCCTGTAAATAAAAAACAAAGTAAAGACCTGTCGGTTACAGACAGAGTTGCTAGTTACGTGGCAGAGATACGTAAGGCAAGAGAAGGGTTAAAAAATGGCTCAAACACCTAGTCCACTTTTAGATGCACCTATTGCAGGACAATCACTAACTGCTGAGTTAGGTAATCGTCCTTGGCAACAACCTCCTCAATACGCAACTGTTGAAGAAGCATTAGAGTTTTATATCCCAAGACTAACCGACCCAGACAATTTAAGTGATTTATTAGACGTAATGGAAAATGGTATTCCTCTTACCACAATTGCAAATGCACTACAAAGTAGTGGAGTTATGGAGGGTAAACACAGTCTTGATGTAGGTATGTTAGTAATGCCTGTACTTATTGAGACTATGGCCTACTTAGCAGATGAAGCAGAAATAGAGTATACTGTTGGTTCAAAAGAAACAGAAGACCCAGACAAGCCTTCTGATTCTGCTATTGCTCTTTCTGTTGCTAAAGCACGTAAAGAACGTGGGGAACTTCCTGAAGAAGAAGAACTTATGTCTGATGAAACAGATCAAATGGATACGGAACCACCTAGTGGTGGGTTAATGTCACGGAGAACACAAGATGGGGTTTAATTTTGGAGCATTTGTAGGTGGAATGTCTACTGGAATAGTTAAAGGCATTGAGGATGCGGAAGAACGCCAGTTTAAATTTGATATGCTTGCGGAAGAAGAGGCCACACGTCTGCGTTTGGCACGTGCTAGTGAACGTAGGGCTGATCGTAAGGCATTAGATGAACGTATTGCCTCTTTAAAAGCTATTGGTTTGTCTGATGCTAAAGCTGCATGGGTTGCAAAAGGTGGTAGCTCTGTAGTCTCTCAATACTTAGACTGGGGAGGAAAGGCTTTAGCAAAAGGAATTAATCCTGATACTATGCTAGACAGTAGTCTATTCTCTAGTGATCTACAAGACCCACGAAATGAAGCTGCTATGGCTGCAAGTTTAGGACAACCTCTTAAACGTAAGTACGCTACAGCAGAACCTTTTGAATTACAAACAGATATTATGACTAGTGTTTTGGGTGAAGATGAAGATAAAGAAGTAAAACAGTATGGAAGTATTGCTGCAGGATATGCAGGTACTTTTAGTTTATTGCAGGATGCTAAAGATAGAAACGATCCTGACGATATAAAACGATTTACTACAACACTAGGCGAATGGGAAAAACAATTAGAAGAGGAGATTGCTAGAAGTAAAGACGATACAGCAGATGATACTTCTTACTTTAATGATGACAGTTATGCACGAGTTCAAAAAGATGAACTAACCGAAGCCTACAGCTCTTATGATTTTGTTACAGATGTAAATGGTAATATCACAGCCAAGCTAGAAGGTAGAGAAGGTGTCAAATATGTAGCACAGCTTTCTGCCGCAAATAGAATAGAAGATATTGCAACAATAGGAGACACAGGAGTTGTAGACAAACGAATGCTACAACGTGCTGAAAGCATCAGAACTGAGGCAGACAGAAAATTGCGTACTTATGCCAGAGGTGTAGTATATTCGGATGGTGGAAAGGATGATGAAACTAAAAAGTTTGGTTATTTAAAGGTACAGAGAGATGCTGATAACAATATTATTCCCATGAACTATAGAGATGCTATAGTTGATGGAGATAACGGAAAATATAAAGTCGGTGATGTTGTTGTTGCGAAAGTAAAAATAGATGGTAATATCGTTAATAGAATTTTTGTTTGGACAGGTTTAGCTACAGGCAACACTTATGATATTGGGGGAAACACAATAGAAAGTGGTTGGGTTGATGCAGGAGTTTATGGTTCTTAAACATGGCAGATTTTGAATTAATAGACGAAGATGAAGAAACTGTTACTGAGTCTGCTCCTGTAACGTCTACTAATGATGAAGACGTAATAGAGTATACGACTACGGCAGATAATGATCCAGTCTATCCTGATGAAAATCAAGTAGAGATACCCGAAGAGCAACGGGCGATTGAAGAATTGCCTGTTACCACTATTGATGATGCGTATGAATCTTTATATGAACGTCAAGATGCTGCGGATATGACTAAAATACTAGATTTTAAACGTCTTGATGCAGAAGAAAACTTACTTGCAGGATTTCCTTTAGATGAAATGCAAGAGTTTTTATTACTTCCCCCTACAGAAAGAACAAAACAAGAAAGAGTACAAGCAAGAGAGGGTATGACTCTTCCCCAACTTATCGCTGACCTAAAATTAGAACGTTACGAAGCCATTGATAGTGGCGAGGGTATTATTGCAGAAGAAATGGATGCAGCTACTCAAGAAAAATTAGATTTTTATAATAAGTTTTTTGAAAATGCAAAAGAAAAATTAGACAAGGGTAATTGGACACAAGAAAAATATGATAACAAAGTAGCTCAAGCACTAGCAGATTACGAAGCAGGTTTAGGTGGTGATATGTTTGCTGCTACAGGGGCAGAGGCTGCTATTCTTACTACTGACCAGAGAAAAGAGTTGGTAGATAGGGCATTTGAAAAGGCAGATTACTATTTAAACAACAGAAATGCTTATATGCGTGAGCTTGCACGTAATGCTTTTTTACCTGTAGAATTAGGTTACATGAGTGTAGAAGAATTTAACACTGCTATGTTTACGGATGAGTTTTTTGATCCTGTAAACGCCTTTATGGAAGTGCCGCATAACTGGGGAGACATGCAAGAGAATATTCGTGCAGGTAACTATAAAGCTGCAGCATTTGATGCGTTAAATGCGGGACTAAACTTAGCTACTGCAGTCCCTGGTGCCAGAGTATTAACTAAAAGTGTAAACGCTGGATGGAAACGACTAAGTGGTGGAAGAGGTGCGTATAATGATGTCATGGCGGCTATGGCTGCAGAAAACTCACGTGCTTACGACATTAAAAAGGCTACCCGTAGAATGGCACGGGACAATCCAGACGTGCGTAATCAGATTATTAAAGAGTTTGAAGAACGTTTTAACGTCATTATATCTACAGCAGATGACAAAGGTAATTTAAGGGTGGACCCAAAGCTTGTACGAGAAACAGGCAAGGAAAAAGTCAGCGATTATTTTATCGACATGGGGTTTGTTGGTACGGATAACAAGGCTGTTAAGTTAACAGACTACGCAATTAACGATGAATCCTTAGCTATACCAATCCTTGATCCAGAAAAAATGGACATGTTTGTGTCTGTCGTTGTTGGCCTAAAGAAAAATGAAAAGTTTGCTGAAGCTTTAAAAACTAAAGGCGATGAAAGATTAGTTGATAAGTTGTTTGAGCTTACTATGAATGAAGACCTATTAGGTTCAGAAGAATTATTAGAACAACTAACTAAAAACGGACTTGCTTTTGAGGAGTATGTGCTTGGTGTTGTTGGCTCAGGATCAGAAGCTGGCAGACTAATGAACCGTCTATCACAGATGGCTACACATAAACCAAAGAGTGTAAAAGAAGCACAGGAGCTAAAGGCTAAGATTGAAACACAACGTGCGTTTGGCAGATTGTGGTCAGGTACTGTGTTACGTGCTGAAAACCTACGTAGGGGCTTGATGGTTTCCTCTCTTGCTACAGCAGTACGGAACTACCAGTCAGGTTTGATTAGAGCACCTATGGAAAGTCTTGCAGATGTTATGGACACTGCACTACTGACATATGGCAATGCTCGTACTGCAGGTGTAGGTAAGGGTGAGTCCTTATTGAAGTTTCATAATGCAGTGAACCCACTTATTCGTGATGGTACGTGGTCAGGTGCTTTCAGAAACATGCGATATATCATGGCTGATCAACAGAGAGCAGCAGAATTTACTGATTACATACTAGACAGACCACAGTTTGCCGAACAGTTTGAACGTATGTTTAATCAGTTTGCTGAGATACAAGAGTATACACAAAAGGGCAAGGCACAAACTTTTGTTGGTAAACAATACGACAAGGTTATGACACGAGCAGAAGACTTAGTATGGACTCTTAACGGCCCTAACCGTTGGCAAGAACACATGATTCGTCGTGCAACTTTTCTTGGGGAACTTGAACGTCAGGTAAAAGTAAACTGGAACATGGACCTACAGACTGCCCTGAAAGAGGGTAAGATAGAAGACATGATGAAGTCTGCACCTAGTGTAAGACCAAACAAGGATGCACCTACATTTGAGAGTATGATAGAGACATCTGTAAATAAAGCATTGGATGTTACATACGCAAAACAACCAGACTTTGAACCTTTTAAAAGAACTACAGAAATTATAACTAAAACAGGTTTGACTGCAGTTGTGCCTTTCCCACGTTTTATGTTTAATGCTATGGAGTATATGGCACAGAACACAGGCGGTGCTATGCTTGTACCTATTCGTAAAGCTGTAAGTAAAGAGTCTCGTGATGCAGGGCTTACTGCTCGTGATAGGCAGGACATTACCCGTAACTTAGTTGGTATTGCCACTATGTCGGCACTGTATCAAGTAAAACAACAGTATGGTACTAACGATTATACTATGGTTGCAGATGACCAAAACCAAGTCGATATATCCGCACAGTTTCCTTTGCGTCAGATGGGGTGGATCACTGATTTTATTGCACGTCAGCAGGAAGGGACACTTGAAACTTGGTATGGCATGAACGGGACAGAGCTTGCAGAAACGTGGCTTGGGACCACTGCCCGTACAGGTGTAGGTAACGTCTTCGTTGAAGAAATTGGTAATATCATTATGGGTACAGAAGATATTATTGATGATGAAGCAAGAAAGAAAGCTATTGGACGTTTAGTAGGACAATATGCTGCAACATATATTACTCCTGCATTCCAGTTGACTGAAGCACAAAGGGTACAAGGCATACGTGGAGAGGAAGCTAAGGACTTTAAGGGTAGCATACCAAGCGATGCAAACCTACCCTTTGCAGAGGATTCTGGTGTACGTTCTTTCTATGAAGTATTTGCTCAACGTGGTGCTGCGGCACCATCATTTGAAGAAGAACTTAATCAACGTGTTGCTATTGACAAAGGTAAGATACAAAGACCAGACAGCGCTTGGCGACTTTACTTAGGTCTTACTGTTACTAAAAGAGACAGTGATATTACAGACTACCTAAAAGAAATAGGATATGAAGATGCAACATATGAATTGGGTAGTAAGTCTCGTGTAAGTGCAAATAAAATAGCAGAGAATGAGTATATAAGTGCAGCATTTCCAACACTAGTAGAGGTCGCAAAAGAGTTCTCTGAAGAAATGCATCCAAATGATAAAAAAGAACAGCACCTTCTTGCTAGAAAAGAGATTCGTAATTCAGCTATGAAGCTAAGAGAACAGTTTAATGATCCTTATTTAGGTGACGTATCTCCCGTAGCTGTAGTTGTAGACGAACTGTCACGTCTAAGTAAAGAGGATAGACGTTATGGCATTGTAACGTTTAAAGATAACAATGATGGTAGGCTACCTGACATTACAAACCTAGAAGATTTGATGGAGTATGCCGAATACTGTAAGATACACTATCTTGATTAAAACAAAGGGGGCCATTACAGCCCCCTAATTTTTTACCGCTTGTCTCCACTCCCAGAGAGGACACCCCTTACCTTTCGGTCATGTAGCTTACGTAAGTTATTCTTCGCAAGCTCAGTCATGTCTACATTTAGATCACGACATAGTGCAGCAATGTACCACAGACAATCTCCCACTTCGTCTGCTATTGCTTCACGATCAAACTTCCCATCACGTAAAATCTTTTTGACTTTATTAGCAACCTCACCTGCCTCTGCCGCCAAACCTAGTGCAGGGTAGATTACTTGATGTTCATGTTTATAGATCGCAGTCTCCGATGCCATATCTTGATATGACTTGAAGTTTAGGTTTTCGTATTTACTTTCCATAAATGCTCTAGCCTCTGCCTGTAAGTTGTTCATACTCCTTCACCCGTTTTAACTGCTCGTAGTAGGCTTTGTTAAACCCACGTTCCCACTCCCTGTGTTGCATTGTATCATCAGGGAATGGATTAACGACACGCCCCTGTCGAAAATCCTTGTAACCTTTCTCGTGTTGAAATTTTAACGGTGCATCATATTTGCCAAGGCCACGTTCTTTGCGAGTTAGTTGTTTTTTCATATGCATTCTCCTTCTGTTAAGATGTATTATGCTACGTTGATTAGTTCTGCTTCTGTGTACGGAATGTGATAGAACAGTTCACCCTTGAGGATGTTACGTCCATGTGCCTCACGTAGACGATCCTCTGTCAGGCTAGTATCCTTGATACGCCAAGCTTGCTTCATATCTTTACGGAAGATGTAGAAGTTAAGCACTCCATTCTCCCCCTCATACTTTGCAAGTAAACGTCCCTTACGTTCAGGAATACGAATGTCCTTCCAGTCAGTAGGCCAGTCACCTTTCCATGCAAGCTTTACTTCAGCTTCATTAAAGTATGTATAATCTTTTTTCGTTGATACAATATCCACATTATAATTCTCCTTCATGTCTGTTATCTCATGCCCTGCACTTGTTAGATACTCTGCAAGTTTTTCTTTTGCAGGTGCATCATATGCTTCGTATAGTGCACGGCTAAATTGTTTACGTGTTCCCATTGTCGGCCCTCCATATTAGTTCAAATAAAAGTTTCTGTTGTTCGTACTCTGACATTATACACCAATCCCGTATCTCGTCAATAGTTCTTTTACACCCCACGCAAAAGCCGTCGTTGTCTATACGACAGACCTTCACGCAGGGTGATGGAATAGTACCTAGTTGCTTACGGTTTCTACTCACACTGACGTAAGCCAGTGGCAGGATCAAAGTAACAAGCACCACCTTCATCTACATAGTCTTGCGTTTCCTCTACTGGTTCCTCTTCTACTATGTCCTCAGAGGCAGATGCATTCAGGATACCATATCGCTTACCTGCTGCACGGAATGTTGTACATCCTGATGCACCACCATCGTATGCATCCATGTACACCTGCTTGAACTCTTCCCATGTTACATCGTCACCTGTGTTACACGTCTTTGAACATGCTGAGTCAACGTAACGTGATGCCACGTTCAGTACCTTGACGTGATCAAACACAGACAGTTCATCTGCAGTCTTACCTTTAACACCAAACACACGATAGCCATAGTCCTCTACTCGTTCAACCTTTGGTCCGTCGAAGGTTTGGATAGTTCTATCGTAGTAATGTGAGAAGACGGGTTCAATTCCAGAGGATACGTTATCGGCTGACAGGCTGATAGTTCCTGTTGGAGCAACCGAAAGAAGATGACTGTTACGAATACCGTGAGTGCTGATGAGATCACGAATATTATCAGGCAAAGACTTAGCAAAATCAGAACCAAGGTATGCTTGACTAAAGAGAGGAAACGGACCTTTCTCAATAGCAAGTTCAACTGACGTAGTATACGCAACATCTCTAATCACTCCCATAATTTCTTCTAGTGTTTGTAGGAAACGATCACTGCCATACTCAAACCCTAATGCCTCAATAGCATTAGCTACACCTGTAACACCTAAACCCATACGGCGTTTGCTAATTGCTTCTGCCTTTTGCTCTATCAGAGGATAGGTAGCACGATCCACAACGTTATCCATAGCACGTACTACATGAGGAATATCATTACGTAATTGGTTAATGTTGAAAACATACTTACCGTCATGTTCTAGTACATACTTTGTAAGATTAAACGAACCTAGTAGACATGCACCGTTAGGCGGTAGTGGCTGCTCACCGCATGGATTTGTAGCTGCAATAGTTTCTGCATAATGTAGATTGTTTTTCTTATTAATACGATCAATGAATAGAATCCCAGGTTCTGCCCAGTCCCATGTACTGCGTAGTATCTGATCCCACAGTGCACGAGCACTCACAGTTTTATACACACGTCCATCAAACTTTAGATCAAAGTCTTTGTCTTCTTTTACAGCAGTCATGAACTCATCCGTCACACCCACAGAAATATTGAACTGTGTTAGTGTATCGCTGTTGTTCTTAGCTGTAATAAACTCTTCAATGTCTGGGTGATCAACACGTAGCACACCCATCTGTGCACCACGACGATGCCCTGCAGATGCGATTGTACGACATACTGCATCAAAGATACCCATGAATGACACAGGACCAGATGACTTACTGTCCAGTGACTTGATCAGTGTACCACGTGGACGTAGTGTGCTGAAGTCGTAGCCAATGCCACCGCCAAGACGCATTGTCTCTGCTGCACGACGAGCAGCTTCCATGATACCGTCCATGCTATCTTCAATTGTCATAGACACAAAACAGTTGTAAGGTGTTACACGACGAGGTGCACCCATTGCTGATTGCACACGCCCTGCAGGTAGAAAGCGTTGTTCGTATAGGATTGTACGGAAGTTATTAAAATGTGTTTCATTATCTTTTAGTGCTTCAGCTACACGTGTCATTGCTTCTTTGAATGACTCGCCTTTGCTGCGGTATTTCATTGCGTGAATCTCTTCTGAGATTGCTAGTGTTGGTCCATAAGTTTCCATAAGCATTACTCCGTTATTATTTTTATTGCTTTAATTGACATACCATCAATGTCATAAATAAATTCCTGCAGACTTTGGTCAATCTCTTCATCAACTTCTCCGTCTACAGGAACTGGGTATTCCTCTTCATCTATGTGTAGGGTTAAGAATACTTTAACTATCATCTACTTCCTCAATAAGCTTGGTCAAATACCACTGTGCCTTCTTCAAGTCCTCTACACCATTCTTGTATCGGTATCGCCACAGATACTTCATAATGTTTCCCTGTAGATAGTACTGATATCCATCACCAGTGGCGGCACGAATGGCATCAATGCATTCAATACCTGCTTGATTATAGTGTGGTGGGTTGTTTACATTGTCTACCATTCGTATCTCCTTTCTAAAAGTTTACTTTAACTACGTTACCGTCACGTTCTTCTACTAACGGTTTCTCTTCTACCATTCCATCAGCATCAATCTGATCAACTAGCTTGAACAGCTTACGCCTTACATCATGATCCTGTTCCATTAAAGGTATAGCAGCAATCAACATGTCAGTCAACACTTTCAGATGTGCAAAGTCATCTGTTTTCATTGTGTTATCATCTGTTGTCAGCATACCTACTGTAAGGTCACCTGTCCAATCTCCACTGTCATCCACTTCTGGTGAGATACGGATAACGAAATCGTTAGGGTTAAAGTTTATTAGTGAGTTTAGCATATGTTTAGCTCCTTTTTATTTTGTCATAAGGAAATACTACTAAGTCTGGATGATTGTCAATACCTTTCTCTTTCAACCATTCTTCTGGAATAACCCTATCTGCATATAAGAATTTATTTTTCTCACACCATGTGGCGTATGTTGTCTTTGCTCCTTTACTCAACTTACGTTTACTGTTTTCAAATACAAATCGTATGTCAAGATCAGGATGCTGCTTTTTTACTGCTACGTGCTTACGTCTATCATCTGATGTGAACCTTCCTTTCACTTCTACGATGATGCCGTTGGGCAGTATAAAGTCAGGGGTATAGGTGCGGTACATCAAGTCTTCCCATTCTATCTTAATGGCTTCGTACTTGAACTTGACTTTCTTCTCCTTCAAGTAGTCTTTGACTTTGATCTCTAGCCCACTCCTGTACCCATGCTTTAACGCAGCCTTGAACTGCTTACCGTTCATTAGATAAACGGATGCCAGTTCACACGGCGCACACCCAATGCTCTAAGCTCTTCACTCAGTAGCTGATCTGCTTCCTTACGTGCCTTCATTGCTTCACGCACACCTGCAAATCGTTTCTCTCGTAGCTCTGTTTTCAGAGCAGTAAGCTGTTCCTCAAGAGCAGCTATTTCATTTTGTAGTTCTTCTATTTCTGAATCACCTAACATAATTAATCCTCTATGTATGCCACCGTCTTGGGGTCTTTTGCTTTACTTACCCGTGATGGTTCTTCAACCATATTGGGCCAACACTCGTATCTGAAATCACAGAAACGACAGTTTTCATTTAGTACCTTATTGCCTGTGGGTTTACCACGAAACATTTCAGGTACTGGACTGAAGCAACGTTTGAACGTGTTATCGTTCACCGTTTCAACAGTAGACTTGATTTTATCAAGTTCTTTGTCGAGGTCAAGACCATCAGCAGGTACGTATTTAAACTCACCGTTGCCTTTGTTCACGACCCACCATCCACCTACACGTTTGCCAGATGCTTTGGCATAACCTGCAAGCTGCCCTACGTAACCAAACCCATCTCCTTTGGCTAGTGTAGCAAAGGAATCAAACTTGTTTGCGTAAGACCAAGGCGATGCTGACTTCACGTCATCAACAGCACCATCTAGTACAAGATCATAAGAGCCAGAAACCCTAGTATCATTACTATCTCCCACTGTAAGGCTAACTTTATCAGTGTCTTCAAACTCCACGTTAGCAGCTTTAAGCAGACCTTTAAAAACAGCCTCAACAATATCTCCTATCATCATGTTCATTACGAATGTGCTCGGCTTTGGTAATGCCTTATCGGGATGGTTCTTTTGAAACCATAGTTGACAAGTAGGACGCCCAATGTTGGACATCCTTAATGTAAACTCATCCCGTGACTTACCGCTGCCGAACTGACGAAGCACTGCGTTTGCAACATCAACTCCAATGTCAAAGGCTTGTTCATCCGTGAACGTGCTCTTTCCATTGGCAGCATCAGTCATAAACTGGTGCAGCTTTAGTTCAGCAGGGTGGTTCATTACACGAAATCCTCTGCGTCAATATCCACGAATGACTCAACAGTATCTGTGTCTGTGTCGTCATTCTTGTACGCATTATCATTCCAAGCACCCTTGATGTACTCGTTGTAATTCTCCACCCATGCTAGGAAGTTGGCAAATGTTTCCTGCTCTGCGTCTGACACATCAAGTGTCTCGTTCAGATCAAGAGCCAACGTAGGTAGGTAGAATGAACTACCGTTAGGCAGTGAACGTTCCTCAGTCGCAGCTTTGATGTTGTGCTGCACTGGCAAACGGCGCATCTTGCCTAGCTTGTTGAACAGTGTTCCCGCAGTTTTAAATGCATCACGGTTTTCAATCTCCCAGATGAATGCCTGTTCATCTAGTTCGACTGGATTACCTTGTGCATCAGTAACATCATGCAGTTGCACTGTGCCGAACATGACACGAACACGTTTGATTTGACGGATCAACTCTTGTGTTTTCTCAGGCAATGCTTTGAAGTCCTCAATGTAACCCGCAGGTTTACCACAGTTGAAGCCACCATCATTGTCCTTCATATCACTGTTCAGATCGTTAGCCATAAGTGTTTTGACATAACGATTAGGTGTAGTGTCACTACCCTTGATGAAACGCTTGTACATAAAGCGTTGTAGGTATGGACGAATAGTCGCAGTGGATGCATAGTATGTTGGCCCATCAGGGATTTCCAACTTGTATGTACCACCCGATACAACTTCCATCTTTACCTTCTTGCCGTTCACTGTTTCCTCACCCATGATAGCTGAGTGATTGATACGTAAACGTGCAAGTGTACTTGCCTGTGACTTCTGATTGTTGTCAACAGACATGCCCATTGCTTCTGCCATTGCGTTGAAGTTACCAGTGTTAATTGTTGCTACTTGATTCATTATCAATCTCCTTTTCTGTTTGCGAGTTCTTAGTTATATCATGACACGTCTTTTGTGTCAAGCCAATTCGGACCGATTTTTGCTTCCAATAAAAGCGGTACATTGAAATCCAGTTTCCACTTCTTATTGACGATAGCAAGCAGTCGGTCATTGGCTGCATGAATAATCCGTAATACTTTGTCCTTCTCGTTGGGATGCACGTCAATCACGATGGAGTCGTGTACGGTATTGACGATGCATGATTGCATTTGATTAGCCCCTAATAGCTTGTCGATGTATATCAGGGATATAGGTACAATGTCAGCCGTGGCAAACGATTGCACAGGAAAGTTTTTAATCTGTGTGAAAAATGTCACAGTACCATTAGCACGGCGAGTAACATCAGGGAAAGAGAACTCACGACCAGATGGTGTTTTGATCTTACCTGTTGCTAGTGCCTCACGTGCAAGCTCTTTGTGCCACTTGCCTATACCTGAGTACTTCTTAGTGAACTGCTCGTAGTACGCAGCCTCAGCAGGTGTACGACCAAATCCACTGGCACCGTATAACGGAGCAAATGTATGTGCCTTGGCCTCTTGGCGTGACATGTTCTGTCCTGCATCAGTAATAACCTGTGCAGTGTACGAGTGTACGTCAAAGCCCGTGGTCACCTCGTCAATGGCAGTCTTGTCCTGTGATAGGAACGCAGCCACACGAAACTCTAACTGTGCAAAGTCAGCTTCCATGATCTCCCCGCCATCCCAACGTGACTTGAACACACGTTTCACAGGGAACGTACCACCACGTGGCATGTTCTGCATGTTAGGATCGGCACCAGACAAACGCCCAGTAGCGGTGCGGTGTTGTAGTAACCTGACGTGCAGCTTACCATCTTGTTTTACATGAGTTGATATACCTTCCACAAAGCTTGAGAGATATGTGTCAACGGCAGACAAACGGCGTACTCGTTGTAAGAACAACACTGCGTCTTGCATATCACGTTCTCTAGCGACACCTTCAAGGTATTCAAGCTTATCTTTACTTGTTGCGAAACCGTTGGCTGAAGCCCATTTTGAAGTTGGAGCATTGAACTTTAACCCCGCAACACTTGATACAATATCCATAAAGTTATAGCCAATCCCATCACAGGAGCTACACTTATTTGTTCTAGCGAATGGTGTTCCATCTTTCTTTACCTTTCTGATCTGACCAGTACCATTACATACACGGCACTGCTTTGCTTTCTGTTTGTACAACGTTACACTGTTCTGGCGCACAGTACTACGATACTCCGTATCTGTCATACGGAAGTCTTCAAACAGCCCTGCCCATACTTTCTTGTCCTTGGGTTTCTTGCTGTAAATAACCCATGACAATTGTTCTGGACTGTTCAAGTTGATTGGGCGATCACCCATCAGTTCACGTACCTGTTCCTCAAGGTCAGCAACCAACTGGTCACGTTCTTGTTGAAACTCCTTACGCACATCTTCAAGTGCGTCCATATCAACAGTAAAGCCACGCTGATAAATCTTGGCAAGGTGTACAGCCAACTGATTGGTCAGTGTGATTGTTCCTGCCAGTGAACTGCATTCCTCTAATGATGTCTGCAAACGAAGGTACAGTTGCTGCGTAGCATGTAAGTCGTGGGAGAGGTACTCTGATAACTCTGCATGTGGAATGTCACGTACAGAGTAACCCTGCTTGAAGTACTCCTTCAGGGTGTCCTGCTTCTTTGTGTCAAGGTTGTACCGTTCAGCACAAGCCTCAAGAGACAGGGGTTCCTTCTGCCCACGTTGCAGCACGTACTCACCTAACATGGTATCAAAGATTGCACCTTCGTAGGTGAACCCAGACTCCCACAACCATATCAAGTCGTGTGCTGCGTTGTGCATAATTAGAAGGGCGGTTTCATCCAATGCTTTCTGGACAATGTACCGCCCCTCTGGTGTGGGTGGTTGCTCAGAGTGATCAAAAGTTACAATGCTTTCATTTCCAAGATCATCTAGCATACCCACTTGAACTAATGTATTCTCTGGTTCAAACGGATCAAGGTGTAGCTTGCCGTTACGTTTTACCACAGTGTTTTCTACGTCGAGGGTAAGGTGTTTCATTTATTCAATATCTCCTTCGTGCCAATAATCCCAATCATCAAATACCTCATTGCCATACAGCTTGTCAAGGTTATTGTTGAACTCTTTATCATTGGCATAGTTTTTCATTGCTTCCAGTGCCTCAGCCAGTGTCAGGTTCTGACGTTGCATCTCTGCAACTAGGGATATGGCATCACTTTCATCTCTGTTCATGTTATGTAACTCCTTTTCTCTGGCACGGTTTCTTTCTTCGTCAGTCATTTCTCGTATCATGTTCCATACTCCCACAATGCATACCATGATACAGGATACAGCTTCTCCATATAATCTGACACCTGCATTGCCACCTCACGTGACTCCTGTTGTGTGTCCTTGGCGCAACGTAACTGGCACATCTTAGCGAATGC